AGTTCGGCGGCGGCCTGCTGGTTGAGCCAGGTGTCGCGCACGTGGTCGTGGGCGACGAACTTGTCGAAGAAGTCGTCGCCGGCCAGGGCGTGCACCTGGGTGCTGGGCAGCCAGCCGCCCTGCGCGGCGCGCTGGACGGCGCGCACGACGGCGGTGCATTTGCCGCGCACGTCGGTGGTGGGGTCGTCCAGCTCGAAGTCGAATTCGGCGGGCTGGGCGATGCCGAATTCGGTGTACCAGTTGCGGATGACGGAACCGTCGGCGTCGAGCACGATGCCCTGGATGGCGCCCAGCATCATGTATTCGTGGGTGAGGTCGACGTCGTCCTGCAAGTTGGCCAGGCGCTGGGCGACTTCGGCCTGTACCTGTTGCAGTTCGCTGGTGCTGCCGAAGGCGCGGATGCTCTGTAGTTCGTGGGCGTGGATGGTGTCTTGCTTGGCGATGCGGACGGTGCGGAAGTCACGCACGTCGCGCTTGTTGACATCGGCCGCGACCAGGGGGGCGCCGCGTTCGCTGGTCTGGATCAGGGCCAGCCTGCCGCCCTGGCTCTCGACGCCGACGGTGATCGTGCGCACGGGCTTGGGGGTGAACAGGCCCTGGGCGCCCAGGAAGCCGGGCTTGTGGGGGCGTCGGTTGAGGGCGGTGGTGAGGGTGGCGGCGCGGAAGGCGTCGTTCTGGAAGATGGTCATTTCGGCCATGGGGGAACTCCTTTTTTGGGGGGCGTGCCGGCGCTTCAGCGGGCGACGATGCCGAGCGCGGCGAGTTGCGCGAGGGCGGCGTTTTTCTGGGGGGTGGTGGCACCACCGGGCCAGGTGAGGCGGGCGGCGGCGACCTCGCAGTCGCGGCTGTTGATGACGGCGGCCTTGTCGGCGGAGGTGGCGTCCACGGCGTCGAAGAGGACGGCGGCGGCGTTCTGGCTGCCATCGCTGGCGGCGGGGGCCAGGATGGTGTATTTGCCGCTGGCGGTGATCTTGCCCAGCACGGTGCCGGCACCCAGGTTCTGGCCGGTGATGAGGGTGACGACGTCGCGCGCACGGGTGCCGGTGGCCTCGCTGAGGAGGTGTTCGGCCGCGTGGCAGCCTTCGGTGTAGGTGGTCATGGGGGTGGTCCTTGACGGGGGCGAGTGGGCTCAGGCGCGGCCGGCCGGGGTGCCGAAGGCGGCGTCCCAAGAGGCGGCGATGGCGGCGGGGTTGGCGTCCTCCTGAGGGGCGTCGGTGCCGCTGACCTTGGGGTTCCCCAGGGCGGCCATGTGCTGGGCGAACTGGCTGCCCTGGCCGGCGGCGGCGGCGGGGGCGGCGCCGAGGATGGCGGCAGACTGTTCGACGGTGAGGCCGGTGGCGACGCACTGCAGGGCCAACTCGGTGCGGCCCTTGGCGGCGTCGTGCGCGAGGATGGCGCTGCCGCGCTCGCGCTCGGCCTGGGCGCCTTGCTTGACGCCTTCGGCGCGGGCGGCGTCGAGGTCGGCCTGGGTGAAGGTTTGCGGGGGGGTGGCGGCCTGCTGACCGCCGGTGGTGGTGCCGGACATGGTTGCTCCTTTCGCGGCGGTTGCATGGGCGGATGTACCCACGGGGAAAGACCGCGCGCGCAGCGCGGCCAGCTCGGTGATCACGGCATCGGTGGTGCCGATGCGGTCGGCCAGGCCGACGTCAATGGCGGCCTGGCCGCGGTAGACCTGGGCCTGGGTTTTGCGGATGGCGGCGGCGGTGAGGCCGCGCTGGGCTTGGACGGCCCCGACGAACTGGTCGAGCAGGCCATTGACTTCGGCCTGCCAGTCGGCGCGCACGGCTTCGGGCAGCGGCTCCATGGGGTTGCCATCGACCTTGTGGGCGCCGGCGAAGATGTGGGTGACCTTGATGCCGTCGGCGTGCAGGGCCTGGCTGAAATCGACGTGGCGCATGACGACGCCGATGGAGCCGGCGTAGCCGGTGGTGGTGATGACGACCTGGTCGGCGGCGCTGGCGGCGAGGTAGCCGGCGCTGGCGGCGAGGTTGTCGACCACGGCGGTCATGGGCTTCTTGCCGCGCAGGGCCATGAGGCGGTCGGCCAGCTCGAAGGCGCCGGCCACCTCGCCGCCGGGCGAGTCCCAGACCAGCGCGAGGGCGTGCACGTCGGGGTTGGCCATGGCGTCCTCGATGTCGGCGGCGAGGTCGTTGTAGCCGAGCAGGAAGGTGGAGTCGGCCATCTCGAACCGGCTGCGGTGCACCAGCGCGCCCATGGCGCTGATGACGGCGACGCCATCGGTGACGGTGTAGCCGCGTTCGGCGCGGGCGCCGCGCCGGGTGCTGAACAGCTCGGGGGCCTGGGCGACCACAACCGGGCTGTGCAGGGCTTCGGTGCCGAGCAGGCGGGGGCCGAGGCCGGCGATGATGGCGTCGAGTTTGGCCGGGTGGATGAGTAGCGGCGTGTTGAAGATGCGCGCGGCGAGGTGGGGGTATTTCATGCGGGGGCGCCCTCTTCTTCCTTGGCGTTGTGGTGCTGGGGCGCGGGCGTGAGCAGCGCGGCGTTGACGGGGGCGAGGCCGCGTTCGGCGCGCATGCGCGCTTCGATGGAGAGTTGGTCGAGGACTTCCTCGTAGTCGAGGCCCTGTTCGGCGCACTCGATTTCGAGGGTGGAGGTGCCGGCTTCGATGCGCATGGCGGCGGCCTGGGCTTCCTTGACGGGATCGACCCAGCCACGGCCGCCGAAGATGAAGCGGGCGCGGCACCAGGCGTAGGTGTTCTGGTAGAAGCCGGGGGCCAGGACCTCGCCGGCGTTGATGGCTTCTTCGAGCCACAGCTCGTAGACGGGGCGCAGCAGGACGTCGGTGAGCCAGCGGCGGCGGCCATTGAAGTAGCGCCAGACTTCGAGCAGGGTGGCGCGGGCGCTGCTGTAGTTGGTGTTGCTGAAGTCCTTGAGCAGCAGCTCATACGACAGGTTCATGCCGGCCGCGATGTGGCGCAGCACGGCGTGCATGAAGGCTTCGAACGCGACGTTGGGCCGGCTGGGGGCATAGCTGGACATGCGCGCGCCGACGGGCAGCGGGATGACGGCGCCAGGCTTGAGGTGGCGCAGGGAGGTGAGGCTGCCGCGGGCTTCGTCGAGGGATTCGTTCCAGACTTCGCGGGGCCTGTCGCCGAACAGGGCTTCGGAGGCGGTCTGGCTGAGGTCGGATTCGAGGAAGGCGGCGACGAGGCTGTTGGCGACGCTGGCCTGCAGCTCGTTGCTGCTGTAGTCGCCGGCCATCTTGAAGTCGCGCAGCACGGCGGACACGAGCGGCTTGCCGCGCGACTGGCCGCTGCGGTCCTTGTCGTGCAGGTGGATGACGCGGCGGCGGCCCCAGGCGCTGAAGGCGGGGATTCGCTCCCACTGCTGGAAGCCCCCGGTGTGGACGGCGTAGCTGCCGCACAGGTCGCCGGGGTGGTGGCGCTGGATGTGGTAGGCGACGGGGGCGCCATATTCGTCGGACTCGATGCCGGCGCGCACGCTGGGGTTGGCGCTGAGCCAGGGGGGCGTGCTGAGGCGGTCGGACTCGACGACGAGCAGGCGGGTGGACCAGCGGGCGCCGGGGCGGGGCATCCACATGGGGAGGACCAGCGCGTCGCCATTGAGCATGGCGCCGGTGAGGGCTTGCTGCGCGATGCCCAGGAGGGTGCTGGTGCGCTGGGCGTCGCACTCGGTGGTGTCGGCCCAGCTGCGGAAGCGCGGCTCGGTGGTGTTGCTCCAGGCGCGGGCTTGTTCGAGGGTGAGGCCGAGCAGGCGGTAGTCGGGGGTGGCGGACAGGCGCAGGACGGCGCCGACGATGTTGTCGCGGTAGGTCTGCAGGGCGCCGGCCATGAGCCCGTTGTTGCGGCCGAGGTCGCGGCTGCGGGCGGTGAGCTGGGGCAGGTCGGACAGGAGGTCGGCGTCGGCGCTGCCGAGGCCTGGGTTCCAGAAGGTGAAGGCGTGGTCCTGGCCGCCCGAGGCGGCGCCTTTGTAGGAGCCCATGGAGGCACGGGCCGCCGCACGGGGCGCGGGGCGTTGACGTTTGGCGCGGGCGACGGCGGCCATGGGTCAGATGAGGTGGATGGGGCGGCGCGTGGCCTGGCCCTGGCGCGCGGCGAGTTCGTCGTTGACGGCTTCGATCTCGCGGCGAATCTCGGCGGTGCGCTGCTGGTAGGCGACGGCGCGGCTTTGCGTGGTGGCGCTGGTGGGGCCGGTGAGGCGGTCGGTGAGCGAGGCGACGAGCCTGGCGCGCAGCTCGATCAGCTCGGGTTCGGTGAGGTGGCTGTAAATGCCCATGCACCGAGGTTCGCGGTTTGGGTGCGACATTTCCATGCGACATCTGTCGCTAAAAAATGTCGCACCCACCCTGCCCTGCGCCGGGCGGCGCGCAGACGTGTGCGCGGCTACTGGGGGCGGCGGTGCAGGCGCGCGACGAGGCGCTGGACGTGGCGCGGGGTGATGCCGAGGGCGCGGGCGACGTCGCTGGTGTTGTTGCCGGTGTGCAGGCGTTCGACGTCGGCCAGCAGGCGCGCGCCGCGCGCGGTGGGGACGTAGGCATTGAAGCCGCCGATGCGGCCGGTGTAGCGCTGCACCAGGTTGTCGGCGAGTTCTTCGCAGCGGTCGGCCCCGTGGGCGATGGCGGCGGCGATGGCTTCTTCGCGCAGGATGGCGACGGGGTCGATGCGGTCAGGGGTGGGCGGGGTGGGCATGGCGGTCAGTCGATGGGAGCGAAGCGGCTGGCGGGGGCGGGTGGCCGCGCCGGCGCGAGGGGGATGGTGAGGGGGCGTGACAGCGACACCGGCGCGGCTGCGCGCACGGCGGCGGGTACGGGCGCGGAACCTGGCTCGACGGCGGCGGAGAACAGGTCGTCTGGCGGGTTGAGGAGTTGTTGCAGGGCAGCCCAGAACTTGGCGCGGGCGGGCGCCCAAAGGTTGAGGCGTTCTTCGAGCCAGATGGCGTAGGCGGCGCAGTCGAGGGCTTCGTTGCGCTTGCGGATGGGGGTCCAGCGGCTCTCGGACCCGTGGGCGAGCTGGCGGGTGGCGCGGACTTCGCCGGCAAGCTGCTTGAACCATTCGTCGGTCAGTTCGTCGCTTAGGTGGATGTAGCCGGGGCCGGGCGCGGTGATGTCGAGGCGGGACTTGAGGCGGTCCTTGGCCAGGTTGGTGCCGACGTGCCAGAGGATGGGGCCAAGGCGTTCGACCTTGCCATTCCAGCGGTAGCTGGCCTTGGTGTTTCCGTTTTCGATGGAGCGCTCGCGGCCGCTGAAGCCCTTGATGGCGTGCACGCGCAGGGCCTTGAGGCGGTGGGCGAAGGCGTAGACGGCGTCGGCGTGGTGGCCGCCGGAGTCAATGGCGGTGGCGTAGGTGCGGATGGGCAGCCCGCAGGCGTGCTGGTATTCGGTGGTGCGCAGCCATTGCTCGCACTCGTCCCACAGTTCGGTGGTGGCGGGGTTGCCGAAGATGATGTGGTGATCGATGGTCCACATTTCGCCGCCGAGGCCATAGCCCCAGACGTGGAATTCGATGCGGTTGTCCTGGGTGTCGGCGCCGCAGAGGAGCAGCAAGCAGTTGCGCGGAACCTGGCGCAGCTTGAAGGGTTCGGCACGGTTTCGGAGTTCGTCGGGGTCGGTGCGCTCGATGTCGCCCTCCCAGCTCTCGCCCTTCGTCGTGTTGGTGAAGGCCTTCAGCTTTTCGGGCTTGCCGGCCAGGTACTCGGCGTGGGCGGCGATGAAGTCGCGCACGATGCTGGCCCAGGAGACGACGGGGCTGTAGGCAGTCCAGACGTGGAAGGCGACGTGGCGCAGGGCGGGGACATGCGCGCCATCGGGACGGGTGAAGCGGCCATCGTGGTGCAGCCAGATGGCGCCGCAGTCGGAGACCCAGACGCCCTGCTCTGCCACGGCGAGGTATTCGGCCTGGGTGATGAGGACGGCGCAGTGGGGGCAGAGGTGGCGGACGCTGTCGGGGTCGCTGCCGGTCCACTTGAAGCCGTGGGGTTCGTCCTTGCCGCCCCAGGTGATGGGGTGGCGCTCATCGCAGTGCGGGCAGGCGATCTGGTAGGTGAAGCGGGCGTCGGCGAGGGCGCAGCGGTCGTCGATGAGGGAGAAGCCGCGCAGCTTGGGGGTGGTGCCGACGACGAATTTGGGGAAGGTGGCGCCTTCGAGGCGCTTCAAGATGAGGGTGGACGGGTCGCCCTCTTTCTCGACATCGCGGTCGCAGGCGTCGGCCTCGTCGAGGTAGCCGACATCGATGCTGATGCGGCGGAAGTTCTTGGCGGCTTTCGCTCCCTTGCAGTGGAGCATGGAGCCGATGAAACGCTTTTGCTGGAGGGTGTTGTCCTTGTGGCGCGAGAGGAAGCTGGGCAGGACGGTGCGCATGCACTGGACGTCGCGCAGCATGGGGTCGAGTTCGGACTTGACGAATTCGTCGCGGTCCTCGTCGGTGGGCTGCCAGAGGCCCTGGTTGCGGTGCTTGTGTTCGGCGAAGTAGCCGACGGCAGCCAGGATCATCTTGGTGTAGCCGACGCGCGCCGATTTCTTGAGATCGACCTCGGCCACGTCGTCGTTGCTGATGCAGGACAGGATGGCGCGCTGGAAGGGCCATGGCGTCCAGGCCTGCTCGACGTAGCTGGATTCGGCGGACAGGTAGAAGTGCTTGCGCGCCCATTCGTCGAGGGTCATGGGCTCGGGGGCGCCCCAGGCGGCCATGCCGCGCTGCAGGCGGCGCTCGACCTCTGCGAGTTGGTCGAGTTCGAGGCTGGAGATTTTCATGCGTCGATCTCGGGGTCGCCCTCGGCGCGCATATCGGAGATCATGGCGGCGAGGCGTTCGGCGCGTTCGTCGCTGTGGTCGTCGTCGGTTTCGTCGGCCTGCACGTCGGCGAGGGACACGGCGGCGGCGGTGTTGCGGACCTTGGCGATGACGCCGGCGATGGCGGCGAGGTCGTCGGCGGTGAGCTGGGGGGCGCGGCGCTTGAGTTCGCCGGGGATGGTGTCGAGCAGCTTGGCGGCGCGGGCGCCGGCGCGGGCGAGGACTTCCTCGATGAGTTCGGTGGGGGCGAGTTCCTTGCGGGTGACGGCGTTTTGCATCTCAATGCGGTCGGCCTGGACCTTGGCGAGGCGGGCGCGCTCGCCGACGAGATCCAGGTCACCGGTGGCGGCGCGGCCGGCGGCTTCTTCGCGCAGCTTGCGCAGGTAGCGCAGGCGCCATTCGCTGAGGGGGACCTGGCGGCTGTCGATGCCCCATTCGGCGGCGAGTTCGCGGACGCGGCGGTCGGAGATGTCGAGGTGTTCGGCGATCTCGGCCTGGGTGGGGCGCTGGACGAGGCGCTGCTGTTCGGCGCGCAGGTGGTCTATGTAGCCGTGGACGAGGGGGAAGAGTTGGTAGGCGTCCCTGGCGATGCGGGGAACGACGCCTTGGTCTACCAGACGGGCGAGGTCAGCCGGGGCGAGCTTGAGGACGCGCGCGGCGGCGTCGTGGCTGATGGTGTTGGCGGCGGCGGGCTGGCTCACGGGGTGGCATGGCTAACCTCGGGTGGCTGGTGGCGGGCGTGGCGGGCGCTGCCTGGAGGCGTGGTGCGCGCGCGGGGCCGGCTCGCGGGCCGGGGGTGGTGGGTGGCTTGTGGGGTGGGATGTCTCCGATCAGCCGGCGATGGCGCGCAGCCATTTTTCCCAGGCGTCGATGGCGGTCTTGGCGGCGCGGATGAGGGCCTTGTGCAGGGCGGCGGTGGCGGGGGTCATGCGGGGGTTGCTCCTGGCTTCTTGAGGTCCTTGGCGCCCTTGGCGGGGTCGTGGATGTTGTAGATGGTGGCGAGGTGCTGGCGGCAGTGCTGGCTTTCGATGACGCGCGCGGTGAGGTCGTCGGCGACGGTGGCGGCGATGACCATGACGGGCTGCAGGCCCTGGGCGAGCAGCTCGGATATCCAGCGTTTCTTGAGGGTGTTCTGGGATTGCTGGGCGTCCTTGAGGTGGGCGGCGAGGCGGGCCTTGGGGCTGGCGGTCTTGCCGATGTAGCGGACGACGCGGTCGCGCGGATCGAGGAGGTGATAGACGTGGTGCATGGCGCGGCTACAGCGGGTTGGCGATGGCGCGCTGGTAGGGGTGGACCTTGGCGGCATCGCCGCGCACACGTTTGCACTGGACGGCCTGGCCGAACATGCGGCGCAGGAAGATGGTGTCTTCCAGCTCGGACTGCAGGGTGCGATGCGCGGTCTGGCCACCGGGGCGGAAGAAGGTGCTGTTGGGGGCCTGCGCGAAGCAGTAGCGCATGTCGGACCAGCTTTTGCGGTGCATGCGCGCGTTGAGCAGGTTGATCCAGTGGCTCTCGGCGGCAGTGGTGCGCTGGGTGAAGTAGAGCTGGCTGGAGCGCAGCAGGCCGAAGGCGCTGGCGTTGATGTAGCTGGTGAGGCTGATGGGCTTGTGGGGGTAGTAGTGCTTGGCGTTGGGGGAGCTGTTGAAGCCGAAGAGGTGGCAGCCGGCCTGGCGGGCGTGCCAGGCGGTGCGCTGGATGAGGTCGGCGGCTTCGGTGCTGGTGAGGTGGGTCTCGCGGTTGTTGCCATCGAGGTGCAGGCGCGAGACGAAGGCGATGTCGTCGTCGGCCATGAACACGTCGCCCCAGCGGGTGTAGATGTCCTGGCGCTTGGCGGCGAGGTTGGCGTGGGCGTTGTCGGGGTGGGCTTCGACGCGCACACCTGTGTTGTGTTTGCGGTAGTCGGTGGCCTCGGACTCGGGGACGTAAAGGACCATGCCCGCAATGCGGGTGAGGACGGCGGTGGCGCGGCCTGCGCTGGGCACGATGATGGGGATGTCGGGCGCGGTCACTGCAGGCGCTCCCGGAACTGCGCGCAGGTGATGACGTTGGCGCGCTGCGCCTTGACGTCTTTGTACGACTGCATGGGCTCTTCGAGGCCGAGTTTGTTGCGCAGCCAGGCTTCGTCGATGATGTTGTCGCACAGGATGATGAAAGCCTCGTGGTGCTCGGCGTACTGGGGGACGATGGGGAGGACGCCGGGGGTGTCGGTGCGGGCCATTTCGGTGTCGAAGGCGTCGGGGGTGATGGGGGCTTCGTCGGCCTTGGATTCGAGGGCGCGCACGTCGTGCGGGGATTCGGGCGGCGGGGCTTCCAGCTCGGCGAGGGCGCCGAGGGGAATGCCGAAGTCGGACAGGTCGAGGCCGCTTTCGAGCAGCATTGCGACTTCGGAGGCGAGAACGTCCTCGTCCCACTCGGAGTTGAGGCCGATGGCGTTGTCGGCGATGACGTAGGCGCGCTTCTCGATGTCCGAGAGGCCTTCCTTGCGCAGGCAGGGGATGGTTTCGCGGCCGAGGCGGATCATGGCCTGGGTGCGGCCATGGCCAGCGAGGATGACGTTGTCTTCGTCAATCAGGATGGTCCCGTTGAAGCCGAATTTACTGATGCTGGCCATCAGTTGCTGGATCTGTTCGTCCGAGTGCTTGCGGCTGTTCTGAGGGTGCGGCTTCAGGGACTTGGGATGGAGAAATTCAATGTTCATGGTCTGGCTTTCAGAAAGCGGAACCCCCTTGCGGGCCCCTTGTGACTAGAGAGACTTCGAGTCGATTCGTACC